CGTCCAGTAACTTCTGCAATACGACGAGCCCTTTTAATATCTGCGTCAATCTCTGTAAAGCGTTGAATACCGCTTACGTTTACGCCCTTATCAATATCATCGCCAACTGTTTTAAGAATATCAGCAGCCTCTGCACCTTTTGCGTGCAAAGAATCAACTCTATCTGCAACAGCCCTTGAAGCAGCGCTTGGGTTAAAGATAGCATCGGCAGTTGCAGCCATACCACCGCTAATATGGCGTTGGTTACGGGCAGTTGCTACTCCATTACGAAGAAACGTAATGCCATCTACACGACCACTAAGAAGCATATTGGCGTTAAATACATTTGAAAAGAATCGCTCTGCACCTGCAGCATCAAATGCTTCATTTCTAGCAAGCGTATCTACCATTTCAAAGTTATTAAAACCTGGATAGTTTTGTGCAATCTGACGATAAGTAATTGCTTTTTCAGCACTGTTAGGTGCTTCCTTAAACTTCTTAAGAAGTTGACCTAGTTCGCCATCCCATAATGCTTTTACATCTGGCTTTGCAAAAACTTCTTTGATGGAACCAATGTAGTTACCATCTTCTGCTTCTCTTGCAATAGTATCTGCATATGCTGCACCTTTAGTAGCAGCCTTTGAAGTACCAAGGGTAACATAAGTAAGTGGGTCAATTACAAATTGATATATAGCATCAATAGTGCCAGTATTTTTCTTAGCAATTTTTTGCCATTGCTTAGCAACTTTTGGGTCGGCAAGGTCGCCTACAAATAACTTAAGTATAGGATTTGTTTTATATGTTGGGTCGTGCTTTGCTTCTATTCCCTTGCGAGCAAAGTCACGGCCTGGAGAAGTTTGTGCATATTTAACATCTTCTAAAACTAAATTAAACTTATCTGGTTCATCAAATGCGGTTGCAATTGCATCAATAATTCTGGCATCAACTTTGCCGTACTCTTCAATTACTTCACCAGGAGTTTTACCAGCAAGAAGTCCCTTTGCAAGCAAAACTTTTTCTAAACCATATTTTTCTTCAAGACGGGTTACAGCACCTTTGTCGTATAGTTCTTTTCCAGCGTAGGCTGTTGACCACGTTTTCGTTGAAAACAAAGGAGCACCTTGATTAACTTGGCGGCCAACAGAATATGGTGTGTTAATTGCTTTACCATATACACCAGCAACCTGAAGGGTCATAATAATTGGTGAAGCAACACCCTTAGCAATTTCTGTACCAATAGCCAAAGTTTTTCTTAATAAAGATTTTTCTTCTTTAGCAAACTCAGCATCTGGATACATAGCACGAATAAGATTTTGTGCGTCTTCATCTAGTGCTTCAAACTGTTGTTTAGCCTGCTTTGCATCCATATTGCGCAGGCGCTTAGCATTCTTTACAGTAAAAGAAAACTGTTCAATAACTGTAGCCTCTTGTGGACTAAGACCTGCAGTTTGAGCAGCAGTATAAATGTTAGGATTTAACTCGCCTACGACGGGATTTACTATACGAGGCATCAGTACCCATATTCAGATATAATCGCATAAAGAAGTTCTGCATCGCCACTAGTGTCATACTGTGCAATTCTTTTAATTGTAGATGCAAGTGTTGGCTCTTCTGTTGGCAATCCAAGTGCAGAACTATTAGGACCAGCGCCTAAATCAATACCTGAAGTAACAGGGTCGTTTGGTCGCTCAGTAGGAGCCAGCAATGATGTTGGCATAGGAGCAACTGTTGGTGCTGGAGGTGTTGCCGCCTTACCAGCCATAGGTGCTGCAGTTTGCTGGTCATAAGTATTTTCGCCATAAGGCATACCAGACATATACTTAGCACCTTGTGCTGGACCACCATCTGTACGCTGAGAAAGTGCGCCTGGACCTGATGCGGGTGCTGGGTTTTCTGGCTTGCGATATCCGCCTTGTTGTGCCATTAGTCTTCATCCTCATCATCGTCTACATATTTAAGTGGATTTATTTTGTTTGGTAGGTCAGGAATAATCCAATCAGGATAAGATGCTTTATCTTGAATCATACTGATAGATATATCAACTGGAAAACCTGCAACGCGTAATGCCTTGTAATACTCATTTAATGAAATGCAGTATTTTTCAAGCAGGGTATAGTCATCAGACAGAACTGATTTAACTTTTGTTCTAGTTGTTGGCTTCTTACGTGGTGCCACGACTTACCCCCTTAGATTACTCTTTGTTGCTGTGTCTGTACCGAACCTGATGCCTCTCCGCTTGAGTTCAAGCGACTAAGCAGCATCTGTAAATCTGGTCGTCCTGCTTGACCAGGAGCGCCTCCTACTGGAGCGCCAGGAGCAGAGGGGACGGGTTGCTCAACTGGAGTTCCAGCAGGAGGATTCTCTGGAGTAAACACTTCCTCAATGACATCCTCAATTGACTTACCAGCCTTACGTCCCTTAATTGCCATAGCAATTTTTTGAATAACTGGAAGCGGGTCTTGACCCTGAGTTGCCATTTGTGGAATTGTTTGTGTATATGCTGTCAGTGAACCAATGAGAGCCTTACGAAGTTTTTCAACTTCAATCTTCTCTTGTTCTTGTGTCACGTTGATTCCGAATGGCATTTCTCGCTGTGCCAAGTCTACGGAAATCAAATCGCCGCCCAACGCCTGCAGCATAAAAATAAGGCCCTGTGCTGGATTAAGTCCAGCCAGCATACCATAGCGAACATCGGCTGAGTAATCACCCTTAATGTCCTTTGATGGAAGATATTCAAGTGCATACGGCGCACCTGCATCTACTCCACGAATTGTCTTCTTAAAATCAAATACTATTTCATCAGACTCAAAACAAGTTGAGATAACATCTTTAAGAGTAGAAGCAAAGATAGCCTGAGCAGATTTAATCTGCGTATCAAAGCCACCCATAAGTGCTTGCACACCCTGTCCCGTAATGATAGAAGCATCTACGTTACCAGTTCGTGATTCTGGATAACGCGTACCAGTGCGAAGTTCTTGCTGTAGAATAGTCTGCTCGTTAAATGCACCAGCAGGGATAGGAAGTTCTACGCGGCGAACACCAGCAGGATTGTTTGTGCGGATGACACCATCGCCACCAAACTCAAACTCCTGCACATCGCTAGGCAAGACGATAGGTGACTGAACTGACTTCTCTGCTGCTTCCATTGCAAGTAATGCAAAACGATTGCGAAGCAACTGAATACCAAGTACGTCATCAAACTGTCCACGCATTTGTCCATCAACAGACGGACGGCGTGCAATATGGACTAGCATCTTCTTGACTGGATTTACCGCTACAGATACCGCAAGGTTGTTGCGGTCTGGAATATAAATAACAGACTGTTCTTTATCGTAGTAACGAATAACGGTTAAGTCTGCATTCATATTCTGGTCATAGCCGTCTTCTCCAAGAATTGAAGATTCATATTCTGGAAACTGTGCAACCAGTTCGGCTATTGTCATACGGTATTTTTTAGCGAAGGCAATGCAACGTCCATAGCGGTCAAACTCTGGGTAAGCCCCCACTGGGTTTTCTATGCGGATACGTGGCAGCCCTGCTTCTTCGTCAAATTCAACAATGAATGGGACGAAACCAAATGTGATATACCAGTCAGCACCAGTATACATCTGTACTTGCAAATCTGAATTAACAAAATAATTTGCTGCAATCTGAGTACGACGGTCAGCAAACTTACGTGGCTTATCTTCTGCTTGATTAATTGCAGAGCAATTGATAGCAGGTAGTGGAGCCATAACTTCAGATAAGTCACGAGCAACAATGTCAATAAAGTTTGCAACTACGTTAGCATCAATACCATCTGGAAAGAAATCTGGATATACGTTAGCAATGTTACCTTGACGCACAGAGAGTACATTTTCGTGACGGTTATCGCGCTCACGCGACCTGTCTTTTAACGACTCTACTCGCGCAGCAATCTGCTTTATTGTTAACATTACTATCCTAACGGTTGATTAAAAATTAATTTATCGATTAAACATACTTCCATATAAACCGCCACCACTTCCGCCACGCATTCCACCCCCGCGCATACCGCGACCACCGCGACTACCGCGTGGTTTATTAGGTTTTTTGCCAAATGCAGCAGGTGCAATTGTTTTAGGTTTTTTATTTTTAGATTTTACTGGAACTGGGTTGCCACGATTTTCACGATACTTCTTTTCCGCTGCTTGCTCTCCAGCATTACGAATAAGTGGATGAGTGCGATAAGGGTCATATCTAAGTATAGACTTTCGCTTGCTGTAACCTTTGGCTTGCAATTCTGCACGCTGAGCAGTGTCACGAACTTTACGAGTAGTACCTTTTACTGGTGCATTGCTCATAAACTCTCTAAGTTTTCCCGATTTTGTAACAACAACAGCAGCCTTACCTTGGGTACGACGAATTTCACCAATTTTATAATTTGCTCTATTAATTGCTTTTGTTTTACCAGTGGTTACTTTCTTACCACTACGGTCTCGTCTTGCTGCCATCTTAACTCCTATCCATACATATCTTGCCACTGCTCTTGATAGGCAGCATCTAGGTTAACTGATTGTCTCTTTGACAGTTGAGCACGAGTGGCCCAACGATTTTCTTTATATCTATTTGTA